CATAGCATTCTCTGAACTCCCATCAGGCTTAACTACATAAATACTAAGCATTCCTTTATCTTTGTCACCTAAAGTCCTATGCGAAGCATCAAAACTACCCCTCATATGTTTAGATGCCTCTGTGCCTCTATATGTTCTTTTACGTTGTGAACCTTCTAGCATCTTATTTATATCATTCAAATCCATATCTATAAATACATCAGACCCGTCTGCCTGTCTATACCTTAAATATCCTCCAGTATTTCTTCCTTCACTATCAACTTGCATATATATATTATTTACATCAAAAGGAATTTCTACTTGACTAACTTTATCAGGATTGTCCGAAATAAAACCTACTTTTATTTTCATAGATTTAGGAAATTTATGGATAGTGGTGGTTCCTACCTTTCTCCCATTTTCAAAAATAGACTTGTCTTCTGCCTTTACTCTTGATTCAAATTTTGTACCATGATAATCAGAATCTGTTTTCTTTAAGTATGATCCATGCTCTCCACTAGGATTTTTGCCGATATACGATTCACCACTATCTGATGCTATTGCAGGAAGCTGTATGTTTCTTCCTGTTGTTGCTTGATATATACTATCAGGCCCAAAATCAATATTTTTTTGAGCATCTTGCATGAGATTAAAAGCCCTGTCATTAATGTCACTCATTATTTCTTATGCCTTTCCCTAACTGGGTGTGGTGTGCCTTTGAATGGTCATATATGATAAGACTGCTTATCCTTTATCTTATTAAAGTCACCTTTGGATGCATGTTTATCACGTGTATCATGCTCGAAGATGTCTAATCTTTTAGCCACTAATAGGTATCTCCTGACACTCTTCTTGTAGGATTCAATATTGTCTCATCATTAAATTCCATATCTGATGCGTAATCAATACGATTCATCCCTTCATTAACTTCCTGCTTTGCATACTCACCTTTATAAGTTAAACATCTTTCTTGTTCATCGGGATCTTCAATTAAATTACATACTTCTGGTCCTGGCATATTAATAGCCTCCTTTTTTCTTTATGGGAACACATTTGTTCCCTACTCGTTTCTTACCTGGAGGACATTTACCATATTTCCTTTTAGTATCCCCAGTCTTTAATTCACTTGTATCCTTTACGGATAAATCTTGTGTAGTAATTATATTAGTCATTATGCTACCACCCAATCCCTTGGTTTAGGTTTCTTCTTATACCAATTACCTTCTTTATCCTGACCTGCTGCCATAGGTGGATTAGCAAACTTACAAGCATATGCTAAAGCATCTATAGTATCATCATGAGCCATTCTCGGTCCAAAGGTAATAATCTCTCTATGCAGATCATAATGCTCTTTCTTAATATGTATCTGCCCTATACTAAATCTTTGTGCTAATATCTCTTGTATCCTATCTCTCTTACTCATTCTTGTTCCTGGTAACTCTGCCTTATATCCTATAGAGAAATCATTTCTCCTTCTCATCTCTGAGTTAATAGCTTGGAATATAGGTTTAGACATAGAAGTATCTTCAATTGTAAAAAGGCTAGGCTTGTAGCTTTTTGAGTATTGGAAGATATAATCTACAATACCCAGCCTTTCTTCCCCTGGTATCCCTAAAACTGGTAAAGAGCGTTTTCTGATATAGTCAATTACATATATATCGTTCTCAGGAGTCACAGCTACTGCGATTATAACTGAGAAGTCTGAGTCCCTTCTTGCAGAGTCAGTTGCAGGATCCACGCCTACATATACACTACAAGGTTTAAAACCTTGACCATTAGCATCAACGAAAGAAAGTCCAGTTTCAGTATCAACATAAAATTTACCATCCCAAAATTTAACATGATCTCTTGTAAAGATTGCATCTTCAGCACTTTGTACTTCCATCATATACTCTTGATAGAATTTCTGTGGAGTACCACTATCAGCATAGAATTTCTTCTTACGCTTCATTTCCTTATGACCAAACCATGAAGGCCATAGAGGAGTACCATCTTCTTGTAATGCTTTATATGTTATCACTTTCCAACTAAAGTCTTTATTCTCTTTCTTTGCCTGTTCCCAACCAACAAGTATCCTTTGAATAAAAGCATCATAATGCACAGGAGTTCCATTTATTCTAAGCCTGCCTGTCTGAGGCTCAAGTGCTGGAAATACCACTGCCGTAACAAGATTTGAGATCTTGGAGCGACTCTCAGGAGTAATAGTATTATTTTCATCCTCAAAATCATCCAATACAATGAGATCATATCTCTTATGGAGTTTTGCTCCACCCCTGATTCCTGAGAGGTTTGATTTACTGATAAGCTTGCATCCGTTTGTGAGTTCAATGTCATCTTCAGTCCATTTCTTTCCTTTTAGTTCACCAAAATAATATCTGACCTTATCGTTATATTCAATATGATACTTAACATAATCAAGATTAGGGACAGAAATCTTACTGGAAGCTGCGACCCAGCCATAAAATAGTGGCTCTTGAGTAAAGAGGAAATCATGAAGAATACCGCACTTAGTAAGAACAGTCTTCCCATGCCCACGTGGAAGTATAACTGCCAACTGTCTAACGGACAAGTCATTAATTGCATCTACTACCTCATAATGAAAAAAAGGGGTTTCACTTCGCATAAAATCATCTGGCAGAAACAACTTGCCAAATGCTACTAAATCTTTGTGTGCTAATCTAAGGTCTTCCTCAGCTTGATTAACATTCCTGCTATTAATATTCACTTACTGTCTTCTGTATCCCCAAACTTCTTATTAAGAAACTTAGTAAACTTCTTTTCATCCTTTTTAAACTCAATATAGTTCCTAAATGTACCCATTAATAGATCTAAAGTATGAATAGTTCCATTAATAGTCTTATTTATGTCCTTTATTTCACGTATTATGTCATGTTTAGACACAGTATTACTCTTCTTCATAGTTTAATCTGCTACTTTCTGTTAGTTATATGCAAAAACTTTCGTGTTAAGTGTATTATTTATGTACTTTCTTTAAAAATTCTTTAGGAATGCCTTTGTCAAAAGTAATTTGAATACTTGGAGATTTCCTTTTCCCGTATTTTTTAATATATGAAGATGGAACTTCAAATTCTAATATTGTAGTTTTAGAAGGATCTGGTATTCCTCTACGAAGTCTATGTACCCTTGAATAAGTTTCTGCATTTCTTTTATAGAGGGTAGTATATAGCTTATTTGGATTTCGTGATCCACCACCAACGAAGTTACCTTCTTTTACCATTTTACCAGGAAACCACTCAGGTATCCCTCTATATAAAGTTACCATCTCTTCACCAGCTTCTTTTGCAATTTTAAGAGCTCTCTTTCCTGTTACCATCTGTCCTATCACAGGAATAGCTGCTCCCATAGACCATGATGCTTCTCCAAATTCTCCTTCAAGAGCATATAGAGTAGCATCTGCTACATCTGCTATATTACCATATGCAGGTGACATACCAGCTGCCATTAATGCATTATGTATATTCTTTGTAGATACTTCTTTCTTCTCATGAGGGAATATATCTACAGCAGTCTTATCTGCAGCAGTGGTCATTAGGTCAAAAGCTTTATTGTTTACTCCATTAGACATTATTGTTCCTTTAAGTGATCAATAATCTTATCTTCTGTAGTCATTCCTACATTCCTACCACCCTTAAGTCTTTTGAACCACTCATGTATAAGTCTATCTGCTTCATCTAATTCTTCTAAAGTATCATAGACTCCAAAATGTTTATTCTCAGATAATAATTCATTTATGTTAGATTTCTCACCACCTATCATTCCTGGCATTAGTACATGCTTACCATCCATCTCCCAAGACTCAGTTATTATATTTGAAACATCGCCTTTTTGAGCCTTCCCTTGGTCAATCATCCACTGAGGAGATGGAACTTCTGGAAATGTTTCAAAGTCTAGATCTAGAGTTCCTTTGTAATCAAAATGGTAATCAGGCATTTAATATCTCTCCATCAAATACTTCCACTATCTTAGAAACAATAGTATCTGCCTTTACATCTGTTACTGTTCTATGTCTGTAGTGGTTACATCCTTTATCTACTATATGCATAGGTATCTTCTTTCTACTTCTAAACCAAGTACAGTATCCTGACTGTTGATCTCCACAATCCCAACAATTAGATTCCAATCTCGTTACCTTCAAGTGTATTCCTGATCATATGCTGCATAAGCCAGTCTTCAAGAGTAGCAGTAGTATCTTTCTTAGTATCATACCACTCTCCATTATCCTTTATATATCTATTTGGATGAAGATCATCCTTAAACTTAGATGGCCAATGATATTCTCCAGATTCCTTATCAAGTTCAGGATTTTGTCCATGCATATACGAAGCTCTGTAGTCATAGTAATGCTTAGGATCATCTGGATCTAAGCTTATACCTGTCTTATCAGCCCAATGCTTATACCAAAACTGAAATTGGTCCTCATCTTCTGGAGATAGCTGAGTTTTGCCAAATTTTAAAGTTTGTGAATACTTATCTACATCTAATTCAGGCACTTTCAATCTCCTTTGGTCTTTCTGCTTTATCTAGTTGCTCTTCTGAAAATCCTTGAAACTGTATTCCCGTAAGCTGGGTGACCTTTGCTGAGGATTTGTCTTCCAGATCAAGTATGTCTGATAGTTTGAACAAAGCCTTAAGCTTAGTGTCATCTTTCTCAGCCACCTCTATGGTAGACTTAATACCTTCAAGCACGTATTCTTGTGTTATTCCAAGTTTTTCCAGTACTGGCTCTAACTCCTTCTTCATAGCTTTCCTTATTCTCTTAGTCTTAGTTAATTCTGCACTCTTAAAATTAGCATAACCTGGGTTATCTGTTGGGAATGACTTTATATATGCCTCTACAGGCTTCATGCCACCTACTAAGTACTGTACAAATAACCTCTCATATTTATTTAGATTCTCTCTGGTCATGGTCTTTGGATCTAATCCACTTAAAGTATATATATTCTCTCTCCTGGATGAATCTATCTTAGACTTTAATAGGTAAGTACCAGTACATGTTCCTATATATGATACCTTTCTATTCTTTCCTTTAGCCTTGGTCATGTTACCTGATCTCAATACCTCCATATAGCATCCATCATCAGTCTCTATCCAATCCCCTATACTAACCTGATCCCTCTTATGGTTTACCTTCCTCTTGATGTTCTGGGGGAGTTCTTCTGAATCTTCATATACAGTATGGAATAATCTATTAACCTTGTAATGTCTCATGCTGTTGCTATGTCATTGGATTCATATCTCAATATATCCATTAACTCCTCCTGATCAACCATGTCATCTAAACTCTGACCACCAATATTATAGTGTGATCCTTCGTCTTCTACTTTCTCTTCAATCTCATAGACTTCATTATTGATTTCACTGTATACTATGGTAAGTGTGTATATTTTCATAAAAGAATATAATAAAAATTGAGATCATTATATAAAGCTTTTGAATTGACCGTAGTTATCCCCTGAAAAAAGATTAAGTTTTAAAATTTGAATTTCCACAAGACCAGTTATGTCTCCCATATCCTGCTTTATATCAAACTCTTTCGCTAATGTCGGAGAAAACACAAGATACCTATGGTGATATCTCTATAATCCAACGTCTGATCCACTTAGCAGAACTATTGCTAGGGTACTAACTGGATGATTCCTATAAGGATTAGCATATCGAATATAATATAAAACTTTTAAAAATTATAGGATTTTAGTGTGTGGTCTTTCATAGGTACCCACCCCCTTACAAAGGGATTTTCACTATCGTGATTACGTTATTTTACATTTGAATTAATTGACTTTTACTATGTATTATCTAAACTTGATGGATATAACTAGTGAGCAGGAAGCCTTGGAATGTGCTAAGAAACTATCACGTATGTGTGTTATTAATAACAACAGTACTAAACGTGATAGATTTTCTAAGACTAAGACTAATGATAGTGGACTTGGTGCTCTTGAAGATATATGTGTTCTTGAGGGTTGGACTGATGTATTAAATTGGATCCAAGATCAAGAGATGAAATTCTCACAGGTTAATGAAGGTGAGAAAACTAAGAGTAGGAAGTTGAAAGGTAGCTACTAGTTATTGAACCCAGATGAGGGTTTATTACTCAACTCATCATTTAGTTAGATGGAAGGCTTTTGTCTTCCATTTAGCTTAAATAAAACAGTACATCTTACATTAACTGTAGGATAAGGATCATATTTGGAGGTTCAGGATGGACTTTACGTCCTAGATTACAGGCGATCCCTACAGGTTAGGGCTAG